AGAAAACGCCAAGCGGACGGCAGTAGAGATTGACCTCTTTGGCAATCTGAAGTAATACTATGGGGCTCTACCGGGCCCCTTTTTAGTTGAGATCATCATGACCCCAGAAAACGTAAAACCCCAATTATATACTCTCCCGGAACTCGGCCTCAGGATGCCACTGATCGGTTCGGTCTCGAGAGATGAAATGCTTAACCGCTTACTCCAGCAAGATGACCTGGAATGCTTCGAGTCAACGACACTCGTGTTCGATGAAGACCGTCGCTTCACGATTGACGACCTTGAAGACCTGCAGAAGCCGACCGTGGACTTCTGTGCTCGCTTGATGGACCAAGTGTACGCCCATTTCTGCACGGGCACGTTCTGGTGGTTCGGTGGTGTCTTAACCCTACTGGAGCAGCGTGGGTTGGGTGGCCCGGAGATTGAACTCGACCAAGATAATTACATTCAACTCCTGGCGGTCTTGGCCACGTTGCACGATCCTAACTCGAAACCCGTTATGCTAATCCGCTCGGAAAGCTGGTATAAGTAAAGTGTAACGGAAATAGGAGATCGATTATGTTTGGTGCACTGATGCCCAAAATGCGAGTTATGACCCTGCCGCGTTATCTTGTGATAATCCGGCTGATTGCTTCACACATTGCCCGAATGGGAATCCGTGTGGGGCTCCTCTAATAGTATAAGGATAAGCTAATGTTAACAGCTTCAGAAAGTGAGATGAACTACCCATCTGACCGACACCTTGACTAAAACTTAAGGGGGCAATTGCCCCCTCTTTTAGAACGCCCTCAGACGCTCTGTAAGCGCTTCTGCAGGGTAGGACGTAGGTCAGCCCGTTTTTAGCCAGAAAACGCCTGAGGATGACGCTGGCTCACCCGAAGGTCACGTTGCTCGACGCCCCGTCACCTGAGAGCACGTCGCCGTCAGAAACCGGATCTCCTTCCCGGGCCACGTACTCACCGTTGATCTTCACTTTCCCCGACGCCCCGAGCACGTAGCATGGCCGATCTCGATCATCCTTGTGGTGTTCTTCCCCGCCGGAGCCGACCTTCAGGGCTTGACGCCCGTTGATCGTGACTTTGGCCGCCGCCGGGTTCTGGTACAGGGCGACACGGGACCATCCTGTGATTCCCGCCGTTAAAGTCCCCTGAAGTGCCACTCGCTTACCCAAGTTCAATCGCCGCCGCGTTAACTTTGTACACACCCGACACGTTGTACGTGACACTCTGGGCGCCAAAGGTAAGATTCCCGCCGATGTTGAAGTCTGCATCCCCGGAGGTCTTCACTTGAAGCTTGCCACCGCGGTTCCACGTGATCTCAACTCCGTCGGCCGCCTTGATGGAGATCGCGTCCTTGTTCATATCAACGGTCATGTCGCCGGCGACGTCCAGGTGAACGGAAGATTCCCCCATGTTGAAGTACGTCTTGTCACCACCGTGAACCTTGGTGAAATGCCCGGTGATTGTGGTGTCCGTCTCAACGATGCTTCCGCCCGTCTGAACCAGCTGGTGCTTACGGCCGTTGGTGTACTCCGTCTGCTGTGACGTCATGGTGCCACCGTCATCAAAAGTCTGGCGGCGAGCGATCCCTCCGGCATCCCCGACGGCGTCAGCCCCACCGCGAACTTCCCGCATAGATGGCAGCTCGGAACGTGCTCGGGCCGACGTTGGGAAGACCTCGTGGGTCATCGACACCGCACCACCGGAGGAGACCTTGCGGGTGCTGTCCACGTCGGTGAAATGCTCCCAGTTACGGGTCACCAAGCGGCCCAGATCGTCAAACGGGGAGAGCATCAGCATGCTGGTGGGTGAGGCTTTCATCATGACGGTACCGGCACGCAGCAGGGCAATCATACCGCCGCCGTGAGACGTACGCGTCCAGTCCCCGACTCGTTGATCGGCCGGAGAGGATTGATCACCGGCAATGCTGGATGACTGTGAAACGGAGTAGTTCCCAGGCTCAATGCTCGGGGACCCTTGCTTACCGATCGCCGGCCCGGTCGCCCGGATGTTGTCGTTAGTGATCACGCCCAGTGAGCCCATAATGATGTGGGATGCACCCAGACGCATGACCAACACGCGAGAACGCTCAGTCGGAGCTTTGTTCTCACCGTACCCGTCGGCACCGCCTTCTTTTAGCCAGCGAACACCGTTGATCGTCTGGCCGTAGTCCGTACGGATCTTGCACTCGTGGCGCTTCAAGTCAACGCCGGCTACGAACGCTTCGTAGAAAAGGGCTGAGGAACCGCCAGGGGATCTTGCTAAGTTGAACATTTTCTTCTCCCAATAAAAAAGGGCCCGGAGGCCCTTTCTTGATCACTTACCGTTATTGCAGGTCAACTGGGACCGCACGGTCGAACTCGATCTGCACGTTCTCCTGGATAACCGGAGCCTGTGACTGGACGTTGAACTGCCAGCCAGACAGCATGCAGTACTCGAGGTAGGCTGCACCTAAGATTTTACCGCGGAGGCCAGAAGCACCCTCGGAACCTTTGGTTTTGAACAGCATCAGCATACCGAACGGTACGCCCATCATTTCCGAGTCCAGGTTCAGATACAGGTTGCTGACACCAGCGGCTTTGGTTCCCTGTGCGTCCAGCGTGTATTTACCCGCCAACAGAGAGTTGCTGTTGTACGCTTCCTGAGTCAGGACCTTCAGCAGGTTCTGTTGGTCGGCGATCATAGAGCTGATCTGGATCTGACTGATCGTCTTACCACGGGTGAAGAACGAACGGTTAGAACCGATCTCGAACATACGCTGCAGCTGTGCAGAGCTCGAGAAGCTGAAACCATCGATCAGACCGATTGGATGCAGCTTTTTGGTGTTGCTACCGATACCGGTAAAACGAGCGGGACCAGCGAACAGGATGGTCGTATCAGGGGTAGCAGAACCTTGAGAGAAACGCTCAAGACCGTCACCACTGGCAAGACCGTCAACGTATTCACCTTTCCAGTCCCAAGCAGCCGACAGACCTTCGTTGTCGGTAGCGACGCCCAGTGCGTCATTTGGAGTAGCCATGTTTAAATCCTCTTGTTAACTCTTTAGAGTTTACCGCGAGACCAGACATCGATCTTGTCACGTTTACGCAGATCATGCATTAAAGCCTTGCGGCGTTTAATACGGTCATCCAGGTTGGCCTGCACTCGGCGATACACCGGTCCGCCGGCGAGTGCACCTGCTACAGCCCCAGCGGCTATGGCGGCACCACGGTGTTTCTTCAGCAACATACCTGGGATAGACCCGATTGCCGCCATAGCGACATGCGTGCTGCCCTTACTCAGGTTCTTTTTCGATAACTGATCATTGTGTTGATCTTCGTCGTGGTGCCAGTAGTCTTTCGACTTAAAGCCGTGCTTTTTGTGAAGCTCTAAGTGAGCTTCCGCTAATTTCTTCAGCGTCATGGTATCAACCCTTCTTGAAAAAGGGCCCCGAAGGGCCCAGACCGTTAGATCACCAGGTGAACATCGGTGTAGTTGTTCGGGTCGACGATCGCGATTTTCATGATCAGGTTGATCTTGTCCTTCGTGGTCGCGTCCTGAGCCAGGGTATCAATGCTGTATGACACCAGCGGTGCTCCGATACGTGGCAGCTTCTGAGCCTTCAGGTTCTCGGAAGCGGAGATCACTGTCTGACGGATCACGCGGATCGTGTCATCAACGATGTTCCAGTTACCGATGAACGGATCCAGGATGTCCTTGTAGAAGTACGACAGGTAATCCCAGTTTTTCACCTTCAGGAGCTCGCGGTATTCCAGCACGCTCATGTCAGTGGTCAGCTCGTGGCGGCAGTACGGTGCAGCCGACTGTGTATCCTGAACGAAGATCATCGTACCGGCCGCAGCCATGGTGTTCAGATCGTCCTTCGAGAAGTAGAAGTTACTTCCCTGCAGCGAGTCGATGCCCGCAACGGTCAGGTTGGTCAGGCCCTGCTGGATTGGGAAACCAGCTACCATTCCACCTACAGCACACGCCAGGTAGTACGACGGCAGGTACTTCACAGTCCCGTTCTCAGTGATACCGACCAAGCAAGGCATGATGTGAATCACACGGTTGCTCTTGAAGGTGCCTGAGATAGCCGCAATGTTACGTGCCTTGCTGGTGTGGTCCAGGTTGCGAACGATCTCGAACTTGGTCACGTTAGTTTCCACTTCCGGGATGTAACCCGTTTCACCTGCCAGGCCGGCTTTGATACCGATGGTGGTGTTCGAGTAGATCGTGTCGATCTTGAACGTACCCTGGATGCTCGCGTCGTCAGCGGTCACGATGCTTAACATGTCGCCCGGCTCGATACCGTCGTTCAGGAAGGTTGCACCTGGAACGCTCAGGATCATGTTGTGACGGCCAGCTGAGTCACCGATTGAGCTCTTCTTGATGGCGTAAGAGCCATTGAAGACACCCAGGTTCAGGACGTCGCTTGGGTCAGATGACAGGATACCGATACGCCACATGGCTTCTTCCGGACCAGACAGCTGCTTAACGTGGGCTTCAACCATGGTCAGCACTTCCATCTTCGACGTCAGTGGGATCACAGAGTACAGACGTTCGGTTTGGATCAGCTGCAGAGCAGACTGGTACGCCTCAACGGTATCTTCTTCGATCGCCACAGCACGCAGGCTGGTCGTGGTGTTCTTCTGAGCGATGCTTACGCCCAGCGCCAGCGGGTTAGAGCTGGTTGCTGCACCCAGTTTTGACACCAGGTCGCCTGGAGTCTGTTCGATCGTCAGGATCTCACGTGACTTGTCGGTACGCAGAGCACGGTAGCCCACGTAAGTCTGAGTCACAGCACCACCAGCAGACTGAGCCGGTGAACGCAGGGTGTACGAACCGTCGCCGGCAACCGGCGTGTTCAGCACTTGGTACTGGTTGGAAATCTTCAGGACTTCCTGGCCCAGCAGCATCTGCGAAACGTCAACATCCTGTGCGTTAACACGGAAGATGTTCAGTTCCAGGCCGGTCTGCAGACGGTAGACTTCGAAAGTCACCGGCGTAGAACCACCCAGAGCGCTCAGAGAGTCAGTCACGCTGACAGTCAGTTTGTTACCAGACAGGCTTACTGCAGAGATGGTGGTCTCAACAGTCAGGGTGCCGTTGGTTGCGATCAGCAGGTCGCCAGACTTGACGTGAGCCGTCTTGTCACCGAAAGCCAGAGATGCCAGCGGGTTGTTATCGGCAAAACCGAACTGAACCGCAGACACGTCTGCAACGAACTGTGCTGAAGTCGCTGGCTCAACAAAGCTCAGAGACGGCATGGTGAACGAGTAGGTTTTCACTTGGACGTTCATCAGGTACAGACGAATGCTCTCGTCATCAACGACTTTCTGACCTGGGTAGGTAGAACCACCGTTGATCGCGATCTCGATCATCTTACGGGCTTCACCCGCTTCCAGCCAATGAGCGACGTCCGTCCCTTTGGCGTTTGCCAGGGAGGTTTCATCAGTCGGGTCGATCTTCACTTCATTGTAAAGCGGACCGATAATGACCGTCTGCAGGTCTGGAGTAGCCGAAGCTGCTCCGCCAGAGTTTTGCAACTCTTGGTACACAGCGGTACTGGGTTTTCTGTAAGCCATTTATGCTTTCCTCACTGGTTATTTGGTTACACGTACATCACCGACGATCTGCTTAAGGAGCACTGCATCTGGTTTATAGTTCCAGCGATCCTCAACGATGTACGGCATCTGTACCTGTATTTTAAATTTCTCTTTGTCTTCTGTGTCAGCTTGACACTCAGAAACCATGATCTGCCATCCGAAGCGTTGGAACCCAAACTCTTCCTCGAACATCGGGCGGTTACGGGTGACGAAACGGCGGACTGCTTCACCAAGAGCTTCACAGCTCCCTTCATTATCGGCTTCAACGATGACGGTGATCGATCCGTTCAGGTCCATACGCATTTTCTTAACAGGTTCTTGCGGCGTACCTTCCACCACTTCCTCGCTGTTGTTGATGAACTGAACGTTCTGCTGGACGGAACCACGTTGACAAAGAATACGCGGCATTTTCTGATTGGCTTCATTACTATTATAGTCGTTTACCGTGCCGATCCAGATCTGATTCTTCTTCACATCAGGATCCCACGCGAAATCTGGCCCGCCGTACTGACGGAACCAGACCCGCAGGCTATCACGGAACATGCTGACGACTTTCAGCGGCGTGAAGTTGATAGCCATTTAGACTCCCCAATCCTCTTCACCGCGGATGAAGTCAGGGTGCTCGTCAAATCCATCGAATTCATCAAACATCCCAGTTCTCCTCGTTAGTGATTAAGTCCGGTCGTTCATCCTGCATGCTTAGCCCTCACCGAAACCTGAGAAAACACCCCAGTCTTCTTCCTGAGAGATACCTTCGCCGTAACCAATATATGATTGCATTTTAACCTCACTGGTGAATGTGTAACGGTCTTTCCCGCTGCGGCGACCATCCGCCACGCTGGAGCAACCGGTTTTCGATCGATGTCTTGGACAGCTGCGTCAACTTGAAGATCTGGCGCTGCGGTACCGTCATCACCGTCGTGTTTTGTGTCATTTCTACCCGGAACACCGTGTAGTCGGTCAGTCGAATGATGATATCATGCGGCTTGATCGTTGGGTAGTTCATCGTCCATGCCATGACCTGGTTGGGCTCATACTTGCCGAAATACGTGTTGCTCTTCGTGCCGGCCCACTGGTTGAATTGCAGGAGCTGAGAAATCCCTTTGTAGAAACCACCTTCGTAGCTCGTGCCGAAGCAGTGCTCACAGTGATCCCGGGTGACTTTCTCATTCTTGCTGTCCCAGCAGTAAGAACACCGTTGGCCATACTCCTTGCGGCGGAAAATCACACACTCCACCCCGTAGAATTTGTCCAACATGATCCACTCGCGGCGGGTGATCTCCTTCCAGCGGAGGAACTGCCAGCGGGGCAAGCGGTTCCCGATGACCTGTGGTGCCGACTTCAGGATTCGCCCGTCAGAGAGCAGGACTTGCAGCACGTAGAATTCACGGCCAAACTTTGAGGAATCGAACGTGTTGGTCACCGTGACGAACGGGTCACTGGACCATTGTGCCGTCGTTTCGCGGAACGGGCCTTCTTCAGACTCGGACACCATGACACGAAACTTCGGGTTCAGATCCAACATTTCCCCGGGAACCTCCCAGTCCATACGGATTGATTGGAACCAATCGGGGAAAAAGTTGATACGTACGTCAAAGTACCCCAGTTCGTCACCCACGACTGTATCGACTTCAGTGAAGCCGGTAAAGTTAAGCCAAGATACGTTTACTGGGAACATAGATTACCACGCTGGGAAAGTTGAGTAGTCTGACGAGACGGAGTCCCATCCAGATTCCAGGTTCAGCTGGATCTTTTCGCGGGCGGCCGACGCTTTGAACTGCTCGCCGAACATCTGCATCATCTGCGTGTAGTACGGGAAGCGTTCTTCGATCGGGATGTCGATCCCACCGTCACTGTACGACATGGTGTTACGGGCTGCAAGTGCCATTTGGCCACGAAAAATGTGGTAGCACGTGCCGTCCAGCAACGTCGCCATGTATGGGAAGTCCAGCGCTTGGAATACCGACTTTGGTGGCATAGCGTTGAAATCGCTCAGGGCCAGCTCGATTGCCAAACGGATACGAGCATCAGAGAACTCGATGTCGTCCAGCAAGTGGTTGTTTTCCTTCGAGTCCGCCAGGTAGTCACGGACCATTTGGGTGGTTAAAGTTGCCATGGTTACTCCTTCGCTTCGTAGATCAGGCCTGAGATCACGTAAGATGCCTTCTTCAGCTCGCGGTCGACGTTGGCCGGATCTAAATCTTCCGGATCCACACGCCAGGTTGCGATCAGCACGCCAATCATTGAGCTGTCATCCGGAGATTGGATTGGGCACATGTACGTGCGGCGTGAACCGTAATCTTCCATCTGAGATCGGGCGGCCAGTTGACCAGCTTCCGATTCCTTCGCCACCATGACACATTCGCCGTTTAACAGCGGGGTCCACATGCCGGCAAAGATCGATGTCGGAATATTCTGGAACTCCATCAGGACGCGGGTCAGACCGCGGTCATCCGATTCGTAGGTTCCACTCATGTAAGCAAAACGGACACCGGTGGTGTTCTTCTTGCCGTCATGCAGCTCAGCCACAATCAAGCGGTCGGCGGAAATGTTTGAACGAAAGGTATCCATGACTGGAGTGATCTTGTCGTCCGCCTTCAGACGTTTTGCCAGAGAGGAGTAATACTCCGAGTTCCCGGTAAGGTATAAAGTCGTGGCTTGGTACACCAGGGCGCCGCCGCCGATCATCAGCATCAGAGTCACGCTCATCAGGAATCGCTTCCAGGATGTCGTCATTCTGAGGATAGTCGTAAGAATTGCCCGAATTTTAGTAAGAAACATATTGAGGCCTCTGGTTACTCTTGTTCCGTTCATGCAACAGGGCCGCCGATCCACCTACAATGGTCGCTACCCGGGCTGCATGCGTCTTTACACGTTCCTTGTGGAAGGCATGACGTTCTTGCTGTGTGCCGTATCTTTCAACCATCCGTTTCATGATTTTACTGTCTGCGGTCAAAGTGTTCTTGGCCTTGCGGAGCAGCGGGTTGTTGTGCTTCTTTAAAACATCGATGGCGTTCCCGCCGGCCACGATATTGGCGGCTTGGAGGGGGATCTTTGCGATTCGTGACACGAGTTTATTCATAGTGATCTCCATAAAAAGGGCCCCGAAGGGCCCTTTTAGTTTAGTAGTTAAGCTGGATGCCGGCTGTCACCGATTTCGTTGCTAAACCTGGAATGTCCACCCCGAACGTCGCACTGTAAGACGCTTGGTAGCTGAAGGCATAACCATCGGTTCTCATTGAAATCACGTACACACCGTCTGATCCATCAGTCTTAGGCACCATCGCTGAGGCCCACGATGCATCTGTCTCTACTGGGTAGAAGTGAGTACTGTTGTTATTACTGTTAATTCCAGTCAAAGTCACATTACTTAACGGGTTACCCAAGTCATCCTTGAATGTCACTTCGAAGGATGGCAGAGTTTGGGCTGGGATCGAGTTACCCGGGATTGTCGCCCTGAGTTTAATTGTCGTCGGAGTCATCACTGCGTACGGCACTCGGTAAACGTCAAACGGATCTGACCAAACGTAGTAGGTGGTTCCTGATGCGGTAACTGTCCCACCCTTCAGAGTCACGTCCTTTTGTGGCGAGAAGAAGGCGCTAGGATTATAGATCAACTTGTTGGTATTTGCATAGTCATTCTGCACGTTACCACCGATCAGTCCTAGGTCTACTCCATCCAGCGTTTGCAAGCGGGGTGCTGCAAAGGTCGTGAAGGATGCATTCAACCAGTTATTCACTGGCGTTACAGGCACCACACCTCCGGTACTCGGCCAACCTTGCCCATCCACACTCACTTTGACGCCAGGGCTCTGAACGACTAACGCAACGGGAACCGTGATGTCTTCTCCACCTGTACGGTGGTAAGTTACGTTCACATTATCGTTAGGCTGTCCGTTTGCCATCGCTTTCGACACCGTCATCGGGACTTTGTAAACCCCTTTGGTTGCGTCATACGCCGTGAATGAACCTGCAGCCGCGTCAACGTATGTCCCGGCAGAGATTGCAGTAATGGTCGCATCTTTGATCGGGCCGTTCCCGTCCACCATCAAGAAATAGATGTTACGAGTGGTCGCACCGATTGCCGGAACCGTCGCCGTCACTGCACGGACTGTTGCAAATGTCTGCTGGGCGCCAGTATAGATAGTTTTGCTCAGAGGCCAAGACCAACGAGGCGTGAAGAGCACGTTACCCGAAGTTGCCGTCACTGTCGCCGTCACCGCATAGATCCCGTTCGCTGCGTCGATCACTTTCAGGCTGGACAGGTTGCTTAAACCTGAACCTACCGACGGAGAGCTGGCCTGGACGGCGTTCGTTACCGGTTTACCCGAAACGGCGTACGTCAGTTTGAACTTGATGTCTAACGTACGGCCGAACTCCAGCGCCCCGGTAGTAACCATCGTCAAGTTCGCATTGTCATGGATGTTGATCTCGTCGGAGTAGACGGTATAAACAAACCCAGTGTTACGAGACGTGATGATGATTGACCAGTGCATTGTCGCGTAGTCATTCTGAAGAACCGTCGCACGGAATGACGCAGAGTTATTGCCATAAACAGCATCCGGTGCGGCACCCGCTGGATTGATAACCCCTGCCGCCGCGTACACTTTGACACTCGCACGGTCAACCAAAGTTGCCGATTGCATATCAAATCCGCCGGGGGTGTTGCCCAGTTTGGTAACCAAGTTACACGGAACGGAGATCAACCCTACGGTGGTCTCACTGTTCACGCCACTAGGAGCAAAACGCAGCTCATAACGGTTCTCAACGTTTGTCGGGCAGCCATTACGATAGTTCGTTCCACCTTTGGCAGCGGTCACGGTGAAGACGTCGTTAGACTCTGCGTTTGGTGTGACTACCATGCTGTAAGTACCGTCTGGATTACGCACCGGCGGAGTCGTAATAACCCACTGAGTCGGTTTAGTCGTTACCGTTAACGTCTCCGTACCGTCATAGGTCACGCCAGCTGGGGGAGTCATGTTGAAGATCAACGTGTTAGCCTTTTCAGCATACATTGGCACGCCACCCACAACAGTGATTGTTCCTGCATCCGCCACAGTAACAGTTAACGGCAGGTCATATGTCGCACCATACAACACAAGACGAACGGTCCACGTAGCGGTACCACTGGTCAAAGGAATAGCAACGAAATCAATGTAGTTCCCCGACTGAGGGTTGATCACTGCACTCTTCATTGAGTAGTTGCTTGATGCACCCATAATGTTAGTGCCGAATTGGACACCGACACCACCGCCGCTACCAATGGAATTTGCAAATCCGAGAGTAGCACCGTCTCGGGTTGCGTTAAGAGTCACTTTCCCGCTGATGTTTTTAGCCAGTGGATCGCTAGAAACAACAGAGAGTGCCAGAACTTGAACCGGAACGATTGGGAAATCAATGTTGAACACGTAACCCACGCCGTTGATCGTCGCGTTGATCATGACTTGTGGGTTAGCCGCACCGTCGAAACGGGTTCTTACCGCCCAACGATACAGGCCGCTGCCGGCGTTAGTTGGTCCTGAATAGACGCTTTCAACCGCAGGACCTGTAATGCTGTACGAGTTGATTACGGCATTGGTAATCGGAACGGTGCCTTGAGAGATCAAGACTTCCATGAGCACGCCGGTATTCTGAGTCTGACGACCCAGAACGTTGTTGGCAACAGCCGTGATCGGTGCCGGAGTAACGGTAACTGTCTGTGCGGTGAACGTGTTGATCACTGACGGCATGGCCGCCTGTTTAACCTTCAGGGTCACGACCATTGAAGTTGCTGCACCGTTGGGTGTCACGTCAATACCGTAGGTGCCAGTTGCCGCGTCAATCAGATAAAGATTTTGATTGATTGTGGCATTGGTGACCGTCGTTCCTGAATCAAGGGCGTCGACCACTGGAGTTGAGCCAGAAAGCAGCTTCACTTTCAGCGTTTTCTTAACAGAACCTTGAGCACCCGCGATGTCAGTCCAGGTGGCCGTCATTGGTTTCTGCAGACGGAATGAACCCGGGATCTTGTACACACGGAGACCAGAGTTCCAGTCAAAAGTGTAGTCGGCGTCAACGATGTCAACCTGGTTAGCACTCACGTAGAAAGAACCGCGAGCCGCTGTCGGAGTTCCCGGTACAGAGAAGCTTGACCACCCGGTGATGTTATTAACGGAGCCACGTCCCACGACCTTCAGACTGTCCATGTCGACCTTAGTGTAGATCCCCTGGACGGCATTCGTCGCAGTGTTGTACACGTCGAAGACCACTTGGTTAGTCAGGGAAGACGAATCCAGCGGCGTAGTGCCGACGAAGCGGGCCTCCAGGCTCAGTAACGCTTCAAGCATAATGGTGTGGTAGCGGACGATTTTGGTCGCCGTTTCCGTCACAACGATCGTCAACGTGGTAGACAGTCTTTCACTCCCTGGGGTAAACCCAACGCTGAAGCTGCCGTCACTCTGACGAGCCACAGTCGGGTTCATAGTGAACGGTGAGCCGGTGATTGCGAAAGTGAAACCAGAAGCTGGGTACACGTTGCCATCCGCACCGTTCATCGTGAAGGTCGTCGTGTTCAACTTCCCTACCGTCAGTTTCGACGTAGAGGTCAGTGTCGCGGGGTACACTTCCGTCACAGGGATGCCCGTAACAGTCGATGAGTAGCTTGCACCCTTCCAGGTGAAGTTAATCGTCAGGTCGATGGCGCCTGCCACAGTTGGAATACCGGTGATCACCCCATTCGTGTTCAACGTCGGGTTAGTCAGCGGACCGTCAACGGAATCCAGCGTCACCGCACCGTTGATATCCGTAGTCCCATTCTTAAAGGACAAGTTGACGTTAGACGATTGGCCACGGAACAGAGATGACGTCAGCAAGGTCACCGTCGGCAGTACACCGGCTTGAATCTGGGCCGTAAAGGTCAGCGTAACAGGCTCGCCACGAACGGTACCGACGATGGTGACAGGGATCGGATCAGAATACGCCGAAGTCGTAACCTGAATGCGATACTGGCCGAGTGCCACGTTCACGTTGATGATCGACTGCGAGTACGAGCTCACTGACTTCGAGTTCATCAAGATGCTCTGGACCACGAAGGCGTCGGCACACGGCACGGTTCCCCGCATTAACGTGAAGTCCATGTTGGTGGCAGACGTGTTGGTCACCAGCGTGTTGGTGCTTACCGCCGTCACCGGGGGCTCTACAACGGCCAGTTTCGTGAAGCTAAGCGGGTAGTCAATACCGGCCAGCGTTACGGTGAAGCCCACGTTGATGGTGCCGCCTTTGCCGTTGGTCTGTACGGACAGCTTGAAGTTACCCGGACTAATCTGGATAATCGTCGGAGTGTAGCCGGCTACCGCTGCACCCGTAACGGTCAGGTTTTTCACCATCGAGTTATTGAAGACTGACGGGTTGCTCGGGCCACGGTCCACGGTGAACGTCAGGTCGCTGGTGGTCTGGAATGGCAGATCTGCACCGGTCGCCGCTGCTTGCAGAACAGGCAGTGCCTTAACGGTGAAGTCGAATTCCTGAACGATTTCAGCACCTTCGTAGATGACCTTCAGAACAACGTGGATGTTGCCACCGGTGTTGTTCACCATGACGTTCGGAATGCGATACGTCTTGTTGGTCGCATCCTGGTAAACCAGGGTGGTTTCCGCTGTTGGCGACACCAGGCAAGAGCCAGTGATAACCGCAGTACCGCTGGTGATTGCAACAGGGGTGCCATCATCCAGATGTGACGAGAAGTCGATTGCTGTCAGGCGCTCCGGAACCGGACCGTTCAGCATCGTCGCTTTCCACGGGTGATAGATATCCGCTGTACCGGTGAAGGTCAGGTTCGGGTAATCCACTCCGCCTTCATTCAGGTCGAAGATCACGTCGATGTTGCCACCGAGGTCGTTTGGCGTCACGGTCGTGCCATACTGGCCTGCTGCGGCGTTGACCACGATCAGATCCTGCTTAGCGCTGGCAACCGGAGTTCCGCTCACACGGATATTCGTGATGGTATTCGCCTTCACGGGACGACCATTACGGGTCAGAGAGAACTGCAGGGTAGCTTCCTGACGGGCAACCAGCATCTTGGTCTGACCGGTGACAACCGGTGCCGATGCCTGAGCCAGAGTGAAGGATTGCTCCATAGGGTGCCATGTGACGCCATTAACACTGGCGCTGGCTTTCAGCTTGACTGCACCGCCACGAGAATCCAGTGATACCGAAGTAACACGGAAAGTGGTTTCACTCATCTTCTCAGCGTTATCCGTTGAGCTCAGGACGCTGACACCAGTAACCGTCACGTCTTTCACGCTTGGGTTTTTGACCGGATCGCCTCCACGGGTGAACAAGAAGGATTGAGGACTAATGGTCGCCGCCGTCGGGGCCGTTGCCACCATTTTCCAACCAGAACCGTCACCGACAGTGGTGAGGTCTTTGGCCGTCGTGTCAAAGCTTACTGGATACAGCATGCCGACAAACGTAGCGCCCAACGTGATATGAACGTTTCCGCCCTTATCGTTGGTGATCACGTTCACACGGTAACGACCGCTGTCCGCGTCAACCAGACCGAAATCACTGAAGCTCTCAATCGCATCGCCAGTCACTGCAACGTTGCTCAGCACGGCATCCGGAACCGGAGTCACGCCTTGCTTCATCGTGAAGTACAGAGTCTGAATGCTTTCGCACTCAAGGACTGTCACGTTGCTGATCGTCGGCGCCGCCGGGGCGTTACGAATCACGAAGTTCAACGGATAGGTGATGCCGTCAATGACCATAGAGCCTTTGATTGTCAGGTATCCGCCGTCCGAGGTGGTTGACAGACCGGTGATACACGCAATTCCGGGACCTTTGATCGCCAGCTGTGCATCAGGGCCGGAAGCGAGAACAACCCCAGACGCCGTCACGGTACCGCTCGTGATGTTGGCAGGTTTGCCGTCCACTTCGAAGTACATGCAGTAATCTTGGGTCAGTCCGCCTGCGAGGTTTCCACCAACCAGTCCAGGAACAACCGGACCGCCGCCTCCAGGAACAGTTTGTCCGGCCCCAGGGTTGCTTGAAGAACCGCCGCCAACGTTGAAGTTCGGCATAGCTTCAGTGTAGCTGTTGAAGATAACCGTGTAGCTGTAACCTTTGATCACAACCGGGAGGCTGATCTGGAAGTATTCCTGCGTCGCCGGGGCGCCCGCGGTCACACTTTTGATCTGGTAACGACCAGTGTTAGCATCGATGGCTGTCGTGGTGCCGTCATATGACACGACCTGGCCGCCAGTGATGGTCGCCTTGCCAAGCTTGATGCCGGTCAGCACTAAGCCGTCACGGGTCAGGTTGAACTGAATGTTGTCCGTCGTCGTTGGACGCAGGTGAGTCACGTTCGATGCCAGAACGTTTGAAATCGGGTTGACGGGGACCGTCGTGAACATCGTCTGCGAATAACCCTTAACCAGGGCGGTCAGGGAGATGTTGAGAACACCGCCTTTACCGTTCACATCCACGTCCACGATCTCGTAGGTGCCTTTACCGGTACGACGAACGATGCCGTTGGCAACGTAAGACGAGCCTGACAGACGAACGGTCGCGTTGGTCACGTCGAAGTCGACGCCATCCAGTTTGATGTTCAGTGGTACGTTCTGTACGGTTTCACCGGTCAGCGCTGGGCCGGTCGGGGTCACTACGGCGTCCGACAGACGGGCAGCCGACGTTGAAAACGAAACGTCCACGTCCGCACCTTCGATCGTCAGGGTTGCGGTCACAGGGACAGATCCACCGACGTTGTTCGTCGTGACTGACACTTTGTAAACGCCCAGGCCTACCGCCTCTACGGAACCGTTAACACGAGCGATAGCGCCACCGCCAACAGTGAAGGTTCTGGCGATCGCGCCCACGAGATTGGTGGTGCCGCCCAGGCGATCTTGGGTGACTTGGAAAGTCAGGTCTGCGGTGTCGGCAGCCGGCAGGGTGTTCAACGCACGGGCAATGACCTTGGTGCCTTTGGCCGTCAGGTTGTAGAAATCTGGGTACGGGTTACCGCTGGTCGACAGCACCGAACGGATGCTGATTGGACCACCTTTATGGTTCGTCGTTACGCGGTACGCATAAACGCCCTTTGCAGGATCGACAGGAACCAGTTCAGATTCAACGCTCTGGATGCACGCACCGGTGATGACGATCTGAACCGCCTTCGCGTCAGTTACTGGACGTTGAGCCGTGGCGCCAAGCTTCAGCGTGATCGGGATCAGCTGAGTCTGGTTGGCTTCCAGCACGTCAATACTGTGAGTGATGTACAGCGATTCTTTGCTCAGCAGCTTGATCGGAACAGGGATCTCACCGATAAAGTTGGCAGAGAAGCGGTAAGTAGTGTCGATAGTGGACGCTGCACCGACTTCATCCGTCGCCGTCACGTTCAGGGAGTAAATCGCGTTGGCAGAATCAATCAGTTTGAACGCACCGATCTTGGCGATCAGGTCGGTCTTCACGCCACCCACAGATTGTGGATTAGCGGTTGCCCCCAGCGAAGTTGAAACTGGAGCGGGTTTACCCTCCATCAGCAACTGCCAGGTGATGTCTTTGGTCTGCTCAGCGTGCAGCTCGAGGTCAACCGGGACAATTGACAGCACGGGCTCACGTACAGTGATGTGCACTGGGGCTTCGTACACTGAATTACGCAGCGAGACGCCGGTCACTTCGATGTTCAGGATGTCATCACTCGGTGCCATGGCTGTGAAGAAACGCAGCTCATAGACCCCATTGGTGGCGTCTACGGGGACCAAGTTCAGGGAGCTGAAAGCACTGGTCAGCACGGCGTCAACCACCGGCTTACCGCCGAAGGTGAACTGCATGCGGATCGCCTGCTCTTTACCCGGTTCCAGAACAGCATAGGTTTGGAGTGAAGCAAATACCTCACGGCTGAGTACGAATACGCCAGTCGCGTCCAGGTCAAAGTGGATTGGAGAGTCGTCCCCTTCTTCGTCCAGTTTCACACGGAAGTAATCGCCTTTACGCATTGTCGCGTTGGCCGCTTCCAGGGTGATGTCCTTGACGATTTTCCAGGTGTCACGAGATACCTTCTGCACGCCGTCAGACCCGATCAAGTTGATCAGGGCTTTTTCACGAGCACGGTGGGTACCAAAGACTTGGTCGATAGGAATGTCAACGACTTCCTCGACCGCAAAGACGCTATCTCCGAGGGATTGTGTGCTAAGAAAGCTTAATTTGGTAATTTGCATGATGACCTCGGGTTGAAAAGTTCTCTGATAGTTTAACAGAATCCCCCTGGTTTACCAGAGGGTTCCGCATTAACCACCCTTGCGAACAATGACCGTTTGTTGCGGCAGCACGTAATCCACACCATCGACGGTGATCGTGATGTCGAAATACATCGGGCCTTCGGTTGAGTTGGTGTAAACCGACCATTGCCATAGGCCGTTATCGTCCACTTTGACAAGCTTCTTAGTGTACGTGTTGAACGACTTGGAGCCGCTCGCCACCAGGGATTTGGTCACCAGGCTCGTGACCGGTTTACCTTCCAGGATGATCTTCATCCGAACGAGTTGCGTCAGGTTGATATCCAGAACGCTGCCCTGAAGTTCCGGTACGACTTCCTTAGTGGTCACGCTCACCGGGAACACAACGGCATACGTCCAGCCGCCGAGATCGAAGGTGGCTTTAACGTTCATCGTTGCTGCAACCATGGGTGCCGTGACGAAGAGTTGCCACGTTCCGGTCTCCTTATCGATGGCCACGAGTTCTTTCACGATGCCAGAACCTGCCGATGCGGATACCAAGGTCAGATCCGGTTTGGTTCCCGCCACGTCCGCTGTGAACTCGATCCCGAGTGTTTGGCCGCCCAGCATGCTCGTTGTCTTCTGAGTGAATGTCACGTCCGGGGATTTGACATTCAGGAGCAGCGGGTACGAGTAGTTCGTGTCACCGGCTTTAAAGACGACCGTTGCGGTCAATACACCAGGTTTCAGGGGTGCTGATACCTCGAAGCTGTACTCCCCAGTTGCCTCGTCGATCGCCACTAAGCCCGGGCCGGTCACTTTCACCGGTTTGTTGCCGTCCTTGAAGGTCAGTGGCACCAGTGTGACTTTACCCGGGTCAATCAGGGTCAGACTTGACGTCATGCTTACCGAAGAGACGTGCATGATGAAGTCGCCAACAGGATCTTCCTGGAACGTGATTAAACCGAGCGAACTCGATTCCTGAGGTAGGCCGTAGAAGCGATCGCCTTTACGGAGCGTGACGTTGCCGAGTTCCACCAGGATGTCCCGGAAGATGCCGTAGTAGCCACGGGAGATTTCCGCAAACAGGCCTTCCTTGAAGAGGTTCAGTGGGGCCAACTCACGGGTGAAATACGAACCGAAGAACTGTTCAGCAGGTGCAGTGAAGCCGTATCCCGGAGAATACACATCGTCGCCGAGCTTGATCGGTTCTAAGAATGAGACTTTGAATAGTTGTGACATGGGTAACCTCGCGAAGTAAGTCCTGAGGTTAGTTTAAAAGAAAAGGGCCCGAAGGCCCTTAGGGGATTACGCGGTAACCGTAACTGAGCGGTTGCCTTTCTTAGCGCCATCAGTCGTGGTGAACGTGATAGTAGCGGTACCTGCTGCAACACCGGTAACCAGACCGTTCTGGTCGACGGTTGCGATAGCTGCATCAGAAGTGCTCCACGCACCAGACTTGTCGGTGGCACCAGCCGGGCTCACGTTAGCGTTCAGCTGAACGGTCGCACCCACGGCTACAGACGGAGAGGTCGGGCCAACGGCTACGCTGGTGACAGCAACAGTCGCGGCAGCAACGGTAACGTCGGCGACAGCGGTCTTCGCACCGTCAGTTGACGTGAAGGTGATCTTCGCAGTACCAACCTTAACGGCCGTCACAACGCCTTTGTTGTCGACAGTCGCAACGGTGGCATCTGAAGTTGACCATGCACCGGTCTTATCCGCAGCGTCAGCCGGAGCGACAGTTGCAGTCAGAGCCTGAGTGGCACCAACCTGGATGTTGAAAGTCGTTGGGGCGACAGTCACACCGGTCACGTGCTTGATGCCGTCATCCAGCGTCCACAGACCTTTGGTCACGCCTTCCTGGACCCACGATGGGTAATCCACGACGTCTTCGTAATCGAAAACCTTTGCAGCAACGAACTGATCGCCTTTACCGAAGATGTTACCCAGGGTATTCACTTCGATGTCACCAACGATCTTGTAAGTGTCGGCACTGACTTCCTGAATGGAACCAGCATCCAGCAACTTCTGAATGCCAGAAGCCACCTTCGCCACTTCACGGTGGATCAGGGTCTTGTTCACCGGAACTTCATCGCCGGCTTTGTACTGAATACCGATGACGTTCACCGGTTGTGCAATCTTGAGTTGTAACATGCTGATTCCTCTAATAAAAAACCCCCTTTCGGGGGTTTATAGAAAGGTCCTTGAGAACCGTGGTGGCGATTAAACCAGATCGACCTTGCCGATCACGAAGCCTTTGGTGTTACCGATGCCGATTCCGATTGACTCGTAAGTCTGGAATTCGATCATGTCAGCTTTCGCTTCCAGGAACACAGTTGGCTCCTGCAGGCTGTAGAACTGACCCAGGTATTCTTCAGGTGCGAATACTGCTACCAGATCGCCTTTGTTCTGACCTTCTTCAGATGACAGGATGTCACCCTTGATGGTAGTAACGATCTCGAAGCCGTAGAAGCTGTCCATCGAACCGGTTTCGAAGTGCTTAGATGCAATCGCATCACCCAGCTGGGTAGCTGGCTCACGCAGCATCTGCAGGTACAGAGCGTGTGAAAGCAGGATCTTACCAGGTTTCTGATGGTCTTTAACCAGAGTCTGGATCAGGCTCATAACGCGGTCGGTGATACGATCACCAGTGGTCGCTACGAACTCAACACCACGAGCATTCTTCTGGATAGCACGCAGGCCATTGAAGAAGTTGATGTCTTCTTGTTTCTGCAGATCCTTAACGGAGTTTTCCTGCAGGATGTTACGGATGTCCGTGCGGTAAGTAGCCAGCTCGAACTTCGACTTAACGAAACGCTCAGACTGGATCTTATAGAACGGAACTTCGTAACGGCTACCGGTGAAGTAGCGAACGGTCGGCTGACCAGACAGGCTCATGTAAGCCGCGACTGAATCAGGTTCCTTTTCGATGATCACACGAGGTTGATCATCCAGGCCACGGTCCAGATCTGACGCAGTAATCATCTGCGGAGTCAGGATCTTACGAGCAAAGCCCGTTTCACGCAGTTTCTGGCGAACGAATGCTGACATTGCAGCACCAGCTTCTTTAACCAGGCCCTGGTCAATCTTGTCGATGAACGATTGGTTCATGAACTGCACGTTTACAGTTTCGGTGTTCATTATCGGCTCCTAATTAACGAACCAGGATCACGAGGGCTTTCTTGCCATCGGACAGGGTTTCAACTTCCAGAACTGTACCCAGTACCGGATCAGCGGCGGCAGCTTTGCCGAACACGCCAGCAGCGGAGGTGTTAACCGCGTCGCCTTCTACGTAGGTTGCAGTGTCGTCGAACGCAGAGGTACGAACGATGTAGCCACCAAACAGAACGATGCAAGTGTTTCCACCGCCAACAACTTCACGGCCATTGCCTGAAGCGATTCCGCCTGCTACGCGTACAGATTTGTCGTCCACTGGGCCGCGAACGATGATGCCAACTCCGTTGGCTTTACCAGCCGCGTCAACACGCTTAACTTTACCACCAGCTACTGGAACTACCAGGTCACCGTTGGTCAGAGTCGCGTCGTCGCTCTGGAGGTTCAAGTGCAGCCCATTAGGACGTGGCCATCCTTTCAGGAACTCCGCACGGTATTCTAACTGAGGCAGTCTGCTCATTAATTTCTCCTGGTTATCTTAGGACATACAGAAAGCGACCATCGGGTCTACCGAGTTGGCGCTGCTTCTGTTGGTTGCTCGTCCAAGGTCACTCGGGCCTTGGTCGCTCGCGATCTTTTCCAGCGTGCTTTTCGGAAGTGATTTTAACGCTTCCAGATCAGACTCGCTGTATCCACCTTTAGATTTTAATGCATCTAATTGTGGGTTAACGGTCGCGGCTTTGGTCATCTGTGCAACTTGTTCTTCACTACTTTGTAGTTTAGCACTGAGATCATCAATAATATCAGCACATTTTTCAAGAACAAACGCTTGTTTCTCAAAATCCGCGGCAGCTTGCAGCATTTCAGCAGTGTGGCTAGGAGCAAATTCTTTCTCGTAACCATTCAGCATGCTTTCCGCCTGGGCCATATCCACGCCGTTCTCTGCTAAAGAGTTTAACGCGGCTTGTTTCACCAGTGAAAAATCATACTTGCTGCGAATAGCAGAAGCTTGTGCGTTCAGATCGCCAGCTCGGTTACGAATCAGTTCAGTATTCATAGATCCTCTCTGGTCAAATGCTTCCGTTGTTCTTACGGAAATTATACACTGCGGCTCGCCCTGCGGCGCCATCCAATTTCTCATCGGCCACGTGTGTTACTCCGAGCCCGAGTCCAGCAGACACGGTACCTGCAACGATTTTAGTCGTAGTGGGTGCCTTTTTGCCGTACAAACGAGCGAGAGCAATACTGCGGTTCATCAAACCTGAAGATTTCGTCATGGATCCAGCTGCCAGGCCGCCGGCAACGCCGACACCCACTGCAGCCTTAACAGGATTCTGAGAGATCTTCTTGCCGATCGGCGATGCGAGTCCACGTACTGCATTTCCGCTACGCGTCACAAAGCCTCGAGCCGCAGTGACACCGTTCCGAATAAACGGAGACAGGCCTGCTTGCTTCTTCATTGCGTCGTTATAACCGATATGGTACATGCCGGCTTGTGCAGCCGCTGACCCACTGTAACCACCCACGATGTGACCGGCTACAAGACCCCCGCCGATAGCAGCAGGAGAAATGGACTTGATGGGGCGATACGCTTTATTAACCTGCTTGCCAATAGCAGCTCTGCCCGCCCGGACTGACTCCAGGGCGGCCTTTGCAGCACCGACAATTGAAGATTCTTTTTGCATATTCACCTCAGAAAACCCCGCCGGAGCGGGGCATACAGGACTTACTGACCAGCAACTACAGCTTCGATGGCTGACAGGGCGTCAGAGAAGGAGAAACCTTCGTCCATCAGTTGATCCAGAGCAGCTTTCTTCTCCAGGTCACTGTATTCGCCTTCGTTAGCACCGCTTTCTGAAGCTTGCTTAACCAGTTCAACCGCTTCTGCGAAGTCGATACCGCTGTCCATCAGAGATGAAACAGCAGCAGCTTTCTCCAGGTCAGAGTTCAGGTGAGCCTGAGCTTCTTTAACCAGCTCGGCAGCTTCTGCGAAGTCAACGCCATCAGCGATCAGGGCTGACAGGGCTTCAGCAGCTTGCTTGTCCAGCTGTGAATCGATTGGAGCACGACCAGCGGTCTGAGCGCCACCTTCGGCATTCACTTCAGCGTCAACATGCTTTGGCTTCTCAGTTTTACCTTCTGAAGCGGCACGTGCCAGCAGAGCCTGAGCAACTTCGCTAACGGTTTTGCCCGCTACCGGAGTTTCTTTGATCTTGGCAGTGTCTTCGTTGACCATAGTCTGGGTTTCAGCTGCTACGGTGTTTTCGGAAGCCTGCTTGTTCAGGCCAGCCAGGATAGCGTCAGCGATAGACTGACCGGCTACTTCGTGTGCACTCTTAGTCATGGTGTTGTTTTCTCCAACGTTAGAATTTGAGAGAGCTTGTTCCAGCTCAGTCGTGGCATCAGATGCCTGTTTGGTCATTTCCTGATTCACTTCATCTTCATTAGAGATGCTAGCGATCAGACTGTCCAGCGTAATATCACTCATTTTACTCTCCTGCAATGGCGTTTAATGGAACCTTCCATTAGTTTAACAGTTACCTCTGCGGATTTCACGATTGTTTCAACACTTGGCATTTTAATCCAACTGTTGGCTTTTTCCAACTTTCTCTTTACCAGCCCAGCAATCATGTACTTGGCGAGTAAAGCGGATCCGGCAATCGTCAGCAGGGTACTTAACAGGGTTGAATCCTGTTCTGCTGTGGCTGGTGGTAACTCCAGTTTTGGAGGTGGCAACCGGCCTTGTTCCCAATTAGTGTAACCTGACGCCACACCGGGAGTGCCCATAACATAAGCCGCTGCACGCTTTTCTACCATGTCAGCACGGTAGGACGAGCCTTCGACGTATCTGACTAATAGTTTAAGCAGCATGGGGCTCGCCGCTTTCTCATCGATTTCCGGGATGCTTTCCGGGACGGGAAGAGCTGCAGGACCAACATGCTCAGCCACTGCCATTGCGAGAGCACCCATGTGTTCTTTTCCGAGGTACATACGGGCAAAGTACTTCGACCAGAAGCTCATGGACGGGTTCATGCCGAGTTCGGCAAATGCGTTAAGAACTTCC